GAGAAAAGGGTACGACAGCTGCAACCTCTTGGTGGTGTGCGTAATAAGTCTGAGGATGTAAGCAGCGGATTGCCTGATATGATGATGAGGTGGCTTGAAGATAAGACAGGGAAGTAGTAAGCGTAGTAAGCGTAGTAAGCGTAGTAAGCGTAGTTGGTTCTAATTATCTGTGCCTGTGACCGCTCACATAGGCGTGAAAGCTAATTGAATGCAGCTTGGTTACAGGTTTGTTACATTTGCCTAGCTGATGCCCTTGTTTGTAAGGGTTTGAGGTAAATAGTCGTAGGTTATCAACCTATGACAGCTGTTTTTTGACCATCCAGGCAACCCCACCCTCCCAAATTCTCGCGCGTACATTTTTATATATATGCCTATCAATAGTATCTAACCAACACTGAGGGGGTCACCATGCCTAAAACAAAAAAGACTAGAAAGCCTGGAGGCTATGGTAAATGAAGAGGCCAGGATTGTATGCTAACATCCATGCAAAGAGAAAGCGCATAGAAGGTGGGTCAAAAGAGCGGATGAGATCCCCAGGGGATAAGGGTTCGCCTACAGCCCAAGCTTTTAGGGATAGCAAGAAAACGGCCAAGAAAAGACCTTTAGTGGGCTAATGGAAGTTGTCATCCCTTACAGCCCAAGACCATTGCAGAAATCGCTGCACCAGCAATTGAGTAAGCACCGTTGGTCTGTTGTTCTCTGTCACAGGCGTTTTGGCAAGACTGTGATGGCTATTAATCATTTATTGAGGGAAGCAATACTCTGTCAGAAATCGGCTCCCAGGATGGCTTATATTGCCCCTACGTATCGAATGGCAAAGCAAGTGGCCTGGGATTATGTCAAGCAGTACACCAGAGTTATTCCTGGTGTGAAATACCATGAGACTGAATTGCGGTGTGATTTGCCTAATGGGGCAAGGATATTGCTGTTGGGTGCGGAAACTCCTGATAGTTTGAGGGGGATTTATTTGGATTTGTGCGTGATTGATGAAACGGCACAGGTCAGCAGTTCTTTGTTTTCCGAGGTGGTACGGCCCTGTCTTTCTGATCGGAAGGGGGGCTGTATTTTTTTGGGAACTCCCAATGGAATGCAAAATGCTTTTTATGAGGTTTGGGAGCAAGCCAGCGGTAAGAAGGATTGGTATAGGGCGGTTTTTAAGGCGAGTGAAACCAGTATTCTTGATAATGAGGAATTGGACAGTGCGAAGCAAGCCATGTCTGAGGATCAGTTTAACCAGGAATATGAGTGTTCCTGGACAGCTGCAATCCCAGGGGCGATTTATGCCAAAGAGTTAGAGAAGATAGAAAAGCAGATTGCGAATGTGCCATATGATCCTTCTCATCGTGTGGAAACATTTTGGGATTTGGGTGTCAATGATAGTACCGCCATTTGGTTTATTCAAAAGGTGGGTAGGGCTATTCATATTATTGATTATTATGAGGCCAGAAATGAGGGCTTACCGCATTATTATCGGGTATTAGAAAGTAAGGATTATGCGTATGGGGATCATTATGCGCCTTTTGATATTGAGGTAAAGGAATTAGGCACAGGAAAAAGCCGAAGGGAAATTGCGTATGATTTGGGTATTAGTTTTAGAGTTGTTCCCAAGCTCCCCATTGAGGATGGCATCCACGCAGCGAAGCTTCTTATTCCGCGCTGTTGGTTTGATAAAGAAAATACGAAAGTGGGCCTGGAAAGTTTAAGGCATTATCATCGGGCATGGAATGATCGTATGCGAACATTTAAGAATTCTCCTGTGCATGATTTTTCAAGCCATGCCAGTGATGCGTTTCGTTATTTAGCGGTGGGTATTCGTGAGGGCAGCGGTCAATACAGGCCCAATCAGATGGTAGCGGAAACGGAATATTCTGTTTTTGGTGCGTCTGCATGACAGGCCGTACTGGTAAGTACCAGGATTTAGGTCGGATTATGGAATTTATATATAATTCTGAGAAATTCACCGAATGGAAAACCTGGGAAATAAGAAACGCTGTTGGGTATGCCGTTGAGCATCAAAAGTATTTTTTGCATTGGAGACAATTACCAGGCCATTACAAGCAGTGTTTAGGGTTTTGTACCTGGGGATTTTTTAAAAGAGAAGAAATAGATAATCAATTTTGGCATGGCAATGAAGCGTATGCCCGATGCGATAATGATGAAGGGGAAGTTTTATATTTTCCTATGTTTCTTTGTCAGGGTGGCGCAAAAGAAGTCTTGAGGTTTGTTCGCACTATCCAGGAATTTGTATGGAAGAATTACCCTGATATTGCGGTTGCTGAAGGATGGCGAGATTACAGCAAGCAAGCAAAAAGAAAAGCAATTATGCATATAGTGAGGAGTGATCGGTATGGATAGTGGGACTGAAACAAGATCAGGAACAGGCGAAAAGGATTTATATAAATTTAAATTTAGTGACCTGTATAAAAACCCACAGACATTAGCTAATGAAATGGGCGAAAGTGAAGATAATACCATTATTTCTAAAGGTGGTATTACAATGAATTTGGCAGAAAGTGAGCAAAGATTTGAAAAGGGTGCTGATGGGAATTACATCACAAAGGCCTATAAAGAAGAGAAAAAACTTAGGGCAGACGGTACTGAAAAAGATGATGATCCTGTTTCTCAGAAAAAAGAAGTAGCTGCAAGTACAGAAGAAACTGAGGAAACCGCAGAGGAAGCAACAACACCATTATCAGCTGTAGAAACGACCAAAGCGGAAATGCTGGCAAAAGCTAATACGGCACAAGCAGCTGCCACAGCAACCCCAGCCACAACCGCAGCAGCCCAGAATAAGAAAAAAGGCTATAAAAGCGGTACGGTTGCCACTACTCCACAGGGAATTTCGATGGATGATGATGATAGTGTTAGGCCATTAAGGGGCTTATTGGCCGATCAAAATAAGAAAAAGGCGTTAATAGGCTGATGTATAGTAAAAAACCTAAGAATGTTGCTGGAATTATGGGCCAGCAAAGTAACCAAGTGATTAAAGGAATGAGTTTTTCTAAGAATGTTAATCCTATGGAAAGGCTAATGCAGAAAGTCGCTGGGAAAAACCAAGGAAAATTTGAGCTTGTTAAGAAAAAACGTAAACCATTGGTGGGATAATCATGGCTGTGGATAAAATGGTCGAGGAAATTGACCGCAAATATGAACGATTGCTAAGTCAAAGATCCAATTGGGATAGTCACTTTCAAGAATTAGGTGATTATTTACTTCCAAGAAAGGCTGATATTACCAAAAAAAGAATGCAAGGGGCCAAAAGAACCGACAGAATATTTGATAGTACAGGTATTCACGCGGTTGAATTGCTTGCTGCACACTTACAATCTATGTTGACGAATGTTTCTATGTCCTGGTTTACCATGGGATTTAGAGATACGGAATTAGCGGTGGATAATGAGGCTAATCGGTGGCTGCAAGATTGCACTAAGTTGCTTGATAAGGCTATTGACCGATCTAATTTCTCTTTGGAAATTCACGAATTGTATTTTGATCTGGTTGTTTTTGGTACTGGCTGCTTATTTATTGAATATAAAGAAGATGGGCTGCATTATTCCGCTAGGCATATTTCAGAATTAGCCATTTCATCGAATGATAAAAGCCAAATTGATACGGTATACCGCTGTTTTAAGCTCACGGCACGACAAATTGCCCAGAAATTTCCAGATGTAGCTCTGCCTGATCGGGTGAAAAAGGATTTAGAACACGAACCATACAATGAACATGAGATTGTTCATGCGGTTTATCCTATGACTGACATGAAAAAGTCAGTTTTTAACAAGCCGATTATGTCTTGTTATTATCATAAGGACAGTAAAACGCTATTGGGCCGTGGGGGTTATGATGAATTTCCATTTTGTGTTCCCAGATTTAATTTAGACAGCACAAGTTCAATGGGCTTTGGTAGATCGCCAGCCATGACTTGTTTAGCTGACGTTAAAATGGTGAATAAAATGTCTGAAGTGTCGATTAAATCGGCCCAAAAACAGCTAGATCCACCATTAATGTGTCCTGATGATGGGTTTTTTAGCCCTATTCGGGTCACGCCAGGGGCTATAAATTTCTATCGGGCTGGTACAAGGGATCGTTTGGAACCCTTACAAGCTGGTACAAACAATCCAATTGCGTTGAATATGGAAGAACAACGAAGGCAAGCCATTAGAAATGCCTTTTATATTGACCAATTGCAAATGCAAGAAAGCCCACAAATGACTGCGACAGAGATATTAGCCAGGCAAGAGCAAAGTTTAAGGTCTTTAGGCAGTGTTTTAGGAAGATTGCAGCATGAATTACTACAGCCTTTAATTCAAAGATCTTTTAAACTAATGCTGCGTAATGGGGAGTTTGGCGTTCCACCAGAAAAACTCCAGGGCCAAAACATTGATATTGAATATGTTAGCCCATTAGCTAAAGCGCAAAAGGG